TATTTCGTTTGTTGTTGGATACCATTCAAAATCTTGACCAGTGGCGTTCAATTCTGCCAGTGCATGTGCTGTTGATGATCTCATTTTAATCCCCTTACAGTGAAGTTCTTAAACCGGTTTCTTGTTCAAACAATGTGCGTAGGTCATCGTTGTAGATGTCCTTGTGCTCGCTGATAACCGTGTGGTTGTTTGAGAAAATCCTGCTGAAAGTCACATCATATAAATCGCACTCGTTCAGAACGATTTTTACATGATTTATTTTTACCCCTGAAAATCTTGGGAGTTTGAAAGACAGTCCACCACATTGCTCATTGTGTGCCGTGAAGTCTCTCGCTCCTGTCATGGGCTTTAGTTTGCCGCCACCCATCTGCCGGTAGATGGTTTGAAATACTACGTTTAAATCTTCTTTGCTTAACATTTGAATTCTCCAAGTTAGGTTCCTGATTCCGTCAGGCCGATGTTGCTTAATGAACGTTGTTTCTGCGTTTCAATTCTTTAACACACAGTTCCCTGTCGCAATCCCAATCACATACCTTGCACACAGTTTCGATAATTTCCTTGATCCTTTCCTCAGTTACATTTTCTCCAATTAACAATTCTTGTGAAAATCTGATCACCTTGTTATTCGTTATGGCCATGATTAGCACTCCTCTTCGACAAAAAGAGATGCGGCTTTCCGTTCTAGCGCTTCTACTTTCATCTTAGCCGTGGAGGTTAAGTAAGTTTGCCTTCCGCTCATAAAGGCTACGACGCCACCTTGAATGTTTCTGCTATCCATCCAGATTTCTTCAATAACTTTGTAGCATTGGCTTGCGCTTTTCATGCCTCTTACGTTGACATCCGATGCTTTCATTTCTCCGCTCCTTTGTTTGTTGTTTTATTGAATCTATGAACATAATCATACACTTATAGATTTAATGTGTCAACACAAAAAGATCAAATAAACATAAATAATTTTATAATAAACAATCACTTAAAAAGGTTTGTTCGTCCTATCTTCAACATATAAGTAATAGTTATATTAAATGTAATCTATATAATTAATTCTTTATATTTAAGAAAATTTGTTGTAACATGGTTATTGAATCGCTAGTTCTGATTGATCGTGATGAGAAAATCTACCTAGTTGAAGGCTTTACGCATCATGGGATGCAAATTCCGTGAAGCGTGCCCCTCCTAAAAGGCTGGCCGCTTTGAGTTAAAAACTTTAAGCATTAGGAGCCAGAAATGGGCACAGCAACAAAACTAGCCGATATCGTTATACCCTCAGTATTCCTGCCATACCTGCAGCAAGAAACCGAAGTAAAGTCCAATTTAATCCGCTCGGGGATAATGGTTCCAGATCCTGAGCTTGATAATTTGCTGGCAGGCGGGGGAAAAACATTCGATTCTCCATCATTCAAAGATTTGCCGGATGACAGCGATAACGTTTCTACCGATGACGACACGTCATCCGCCACGCCTTCCAAAGTAGGCACTTCCCAAGAAACTCAAGTACGTTTATCGCGTAACCGCTCCTGGTCGAGCATGGATCTTGCGTCTGATTTGGCCGGAAAAGACCCGATGAGCGCGGTTATTGCGCGGGTTTCTAATTACAAAGTGCGTCGCTTACAAGATGTGTTTATTGCGACTGTTAAAGGCGTGTTTGCTGACAATGCGGCTGCTCCGTCCGGTTCTGAGCACGTTTTGAATGACATGACCGTAGATATCAGCGGATCTGTTTACAGCGACGGCGTAACAAATTTCTCTGCAGAAGCTGTGATCGACGCGAAGATCACGATGGGCGATAGCATGGATCAGCTTGGTCTTATCGCTGTTCACTCAGTTGTTTATGGTCGTATGCAGAAAAACAACCTGATTGACATGATCCCTGACTCCCAAGGCGTTTATAACATTCCAACTTTCAACGGGATGATAGTAATCGTTGATGACGGAATGCCAGTTTCAAGCGGAGTTTATGAATCCTGGCTATTTGGTCAAGGCAGTATCCGCTTAGGCCAAGGTCTGGCAAAAGTTCCTCTCGAATCCCTGCGCTCTCCGGCGGCTGGTAACGGTGGCGGTCAGGACACTCTCTATCATCGCTGGGAATGGATCATCCATCCGGTCGGCTGTAAATATGCAGGAACCGCACCAACTGGCGGCCCAAGCAACGCTGCAACCAGCAACAATCTGGCGCATGCAGGATCATGGCAACGCGTATTCCCTGAGCGCAAACAAATCCACATTGCACGTTTAATCACGCGCGAAGCATAGGTTTTTCAATAACTGAAAGCTTTTTACTTCAACTAAACGCGAGGGATTAATCATGACAAAAGGTCGAATTAGAAGTTCAAGCAGGCCGGTTGGTGGCGGCAAAAGACAGCCGATTATTCGCCAAAAATTCAAGTTCGTTGACAAGGTGCTATCCGTTGTAGACGGTGCGCCAGGATACGGCAGCGTTGCTGCATTCACTCTGCCAGAAGGAAATATTCTGATGCACGGCTTTATCGGGTACATCAAGCTATCTACCTCTGACGCTGATATTACGGCAACGTTTGATGGGGATATCTCAGTGGGAACTGCGGCAACTGCTGATGGTACGTTATCTGGTTCAGAGGTGAATCTTGTGGCAAGCACTCCGCTGAATGCGGCGACCGCTAAGGTTTCTCCGCTGGTACGTCTCATTTCCAGTTCCACCACAACCGGGGTTATCCACGATAACACGGCTGCGGATCTTCTCTTTTACTTCAATCTGTTAATCGATGACGCGGCAATTGCAGGAGACGCTTACTTCTTGATCAACGGCTATGTTGAAGCTGTTTACACGGTATTGGGAGACGACTAATCATGCCACCAGAAATTACTGAAACAACCGTCACAGCCGAAACTGCTGAACAATTAGCAGCGCTGGAAGCGGAGGCCAAAGCTAAAGCCAAGGCCGAAGCGAAAGCGGCAGAAAAAGCCAAGGCCGAAGAAGCCGCTAAAGCTGCTGCCCTTGCTGAACAGGAAGCGGCTGCGAAACTTAAAGCGGAAGAAGATGAAAAGGCAGCCGCAGCTAAACTTCAGGCAGATGCTGAAGGATCTCAGACATTGAATGATCCAGATCAATTTGATGTTGCTGAGAAAGAAGAAGAGCCGCTGGATATGTCTCTTGAAGCACGTATGGCACGCGCTAAAGATGCGCTGGCTGATGCTATCGACGCGCAAAACCAGATCAACCGTATTGTTGCTGATAAAACCACGGCACTGGATGAGTTAATCATCGAGCAAGCCGGATCTCCTGACAATAACCCTATGTCCGAAATTCAGTTCTATTTGACCGCGCAACAACGCAAGCGCGAGCAAAAGGCTGAACAGCGTAAGCAAATGCTTGGGCAAGGTATCGATCCGGCTGAATTGATCAGAAGGCTTGATGGCCGTGCGCCGGTTGATCAAAGACCGCCAGCAAAAAGGAAGAATCCTGCAGCATTGAAAGCTGTAAAACAGCCAACGCAGCATAATAGGTGAGATATGTCCTTGGTCACTGAGGATGGAACTGGTTTAAGCGCCGCTCAGTCGTATTTGAGCGTTGCTGATGCCAATTCATACTTCACGGCCAGGGGCGTTTCAGCCTGGACTGGAACTGATGCGGTTAAAGAATCCGCACTAATCGAGGCAACTGAATACATCGATATCCGGTGGGGTGAATACCTCAAAGGTTCACTTGAATTTCCTGATGACCAAGCGCTTTTGTTTCCTCGGCTGAACGTTTATGACAGCGAAGGCAGAGCGTTAACCGGGATACCACAAAGGCTTGAGCGTGCAACCGCAGAATATGCGCTGATATCGCTCGGTCAATCCTTGATGCCGAATCCCACGATTGAGACCAGCGGCAAGATTCTTATCGAAGAATCCGACGAAACAGGACCAATCAAAGACACCAAAAAATATCAAGCTGGATTCCTGACAACAAGACCTTATCCGAAAGCTGATGCGCTGATGGCGTGTTTTGTTCGTGGATCTGGAACAACGCGGGTGTACGTGTAATGGACTACGCCGCGAAACTTGCAAAGGTTAAAGAGAAGATTCGCGCCAAAGGTCGGCAGATAGCGCTATCCAATCTGGATCCTGATAGCGCGACGCCATCAAAGCCATGGCTTGGCGCGACTAATCCGCGCGATCCTTTGAATACTGATAGCACAATCATTTATGCGGTCAACGTGCCTATGTCGGCGGCAAGTAGCCTTGGCATACGGTCTGAAGCCGTGGATCTATACAAAGACACGCAAAGCGTATTTATCGCTGAACCCGGTGAAGATACCCCGGAAGATTTTGATCAGTATCAGGTGATAACCGATGGAAGCCAGGAATTTAAAATCACTTTCATAGAGAAGCTTAAACCGGCTGATTTGACCCTGCTTTATTACATCGGAGTGACCAGCTAATGCCTACGCAACAGCAAGCCACAGATACGGTGTACGGGGCATTCAATACGGCCTGGGCGGTTAATCCAACTTACCCGGTGGTTTGGCCAAACAAGAAGCCAGACCCTGAGCCAATGAAGCAAGGCTATCCCTGGGCATTTGTCCGGATTACCCATAAAACAGGACGAGCAATTTCCCTGTCAGGCGCTACCGGCTCAAAGATTTGGGAAAGAAAAGGACAGCTTGCTTGTGAGGTTTATATCCCAACTGGTGGCGGCACTGAGCAGGCATACACCTTGGCTCGTCTTATTGAGCTGGCTTTTCTCGGGAAAACACTAGATAGCGTTCGCTTTAGAAGTATCCAGATAAAAGAAGTCGGCAATCGCGGCAATTGGTTCCTGGTAACGGTAACGGTTGATTTTGAATACGACGAAATTGTTTAAATGACGGAGGCGATATAAATGGCAACTAATGTAAATAAGATCGACAGCAATGTAACTGGGCTACGGATTGCTGAAGAAACTTCAATCGGTGTGTTGCCCGGCACTCCGATCTGGAATCAGTACGAACCAAACGATTACAAGGAAGCCGGAGCGAAGATCACGACTCTGGTACGAAACCCTATCACTGACGGACGGCAACGCAAGAAAGGTGTGGTTACCGACCTTGAGGCAGCTTTCGGATTCAGTTCTGACTTCACGCAAACGAACTTCCAAGACATTCTCCAAGGCGTGTTCTTTGCTGATTACCGGACCAAAGCGGAGCGTACTGACATTCCATCGGTTACGTCTAGCGTATACAACCTGGTAAGCACCTCCGGGTTCTTGGTTGGCGGTTTGGTGTTTGGTTCTGGCTTTACAAATACCGGAAATAACGGTTTGCACAGACTCACTACGGTTACTTTAAATACATCAATAACAGCCGCAGAGACATTAACCGCCGAAGCATCCCCGCCGACCGAAAGCAAGTTGGTTGTGGTCGGCCACCAATTCGCGTCTGGGGATATCACGATTGATGTAAGCGGAGCATTGCCAAAATTAGTCTCAGCGGCTGTTAACCTGACAACGCTTGGCCTGACAGTCGGTGAGTTTGTTTATATCGGTGGTGATATCGCTGCACATAACCTGGTGAATGCGGTTAATTGCGGCTGGAAGCGTATTCGCTCTATTGCTGCTGGCTACATCGAATTCGACAAGTCTGTTTCTACGATGGTAACGGACGCCGGAACCAGCAAGACTGTGCGCATGTACTTCGGTCGTAAGCTACAGAACGAAACCGGCACAAGCATTGTGCGTCGCACCTATCAGCCAGAAATCAGCTTGGGTGTTCCAGATACCGGCGCGCCATCACAAGTTCAGGGCATGTACATGATTGGCGCTATTCCCAATCAATTCGGGCTGAACATCGGCACATCTACCAAGATCACTTGCGACGTTTCCTTTATTTGCACGGACTCTGAAACGGTTGACGGCCCTACCGGACTTAAAGCAGGCACGCGCCCGGTTCTTGTTGATTCTGATGCGTACAACACAAGTTCTGACTTCAAGCGGATCAAGATGGGGCTTGTTTCATCGACCGATGAGGCGGTATCTCCATTATTCGCATACATCACTGATTTTTCATTAACGATCAATAACAACCTGAAGCCATCAAAAGCTGCTGGTGTTTTGGGTTCGTTCGATATCTCAGCCGGGACTTTTG